GCTGGACGTATCAGAGCCCTTGGCAGCCCAATCAGAAGTGGAGACGCCTATCATACTGGAGTCATCCCCTTTTACAAGATGTTCCAATCCGCTACCAGAAGCTGTAGTCAAGGCGGTGTGCGAAACGGAGCCGCTACACTGTATTATCCTATCTGGCACTTTGAAGTCGAAGATCTGCTCGTGCTTAAAAACAATAAAGGAACCGACGACAATAGAGTTAGACATATGGACTACGGAGTGCAGTTCAACAAACTAATGTATGAACGTCTTCTTGAAGGCGGTGATATTACTCTCTTCTCTCCATCAGATGTTCCAGGTTTATATGAAGCCTTTTTCAATGATCAAAATGAGTTTAAATACCTCTATGAAAAAGCAGAAGTGCATCCTAATATCCGTAAAAAGTCAATCCCAGCTATAGAGCTATTCTCACAGTTTATGGAAGAACGTAAAAACACAGGTCGCATCTACTTAATGAATGTAGATCATGCTAATACTCACTCTTCTTTTGACGAAACAGTAGCACCAATTCACCAATCAAATCTATGTTGTGAGATTGATCTTCCAACAAAGCCTCTTAATGACTTTAATGATGAAGAAGGTGAAATAGCTCTTTGTACGCTTTCAGCTATCAACTGGGGTAAAATTACAAAACCAGAAGACTTCAAAAAACCTTGTGAACTTGCAATTCGTGGTTTAGATGCTCTTCTTTCATATCAAAACTATCCTGTTAAAGCAGCGCATAACGCGACTATGAAAAGACGTCCTCTTGGTGTCGGTATTATTAATCTTGCCTACTGGTTAGCAAAGAACAATACCACATATGAAACACCAGATTTAGAACTGTTAGATGAATATGCTGAAGCTTGGAGCTATTATTTAATCAAAGCCTCAGCTGATTTAGCGCATGAACAAGGTGCTCCGTCTGGAAATAATGAAACTAAATATGCACAAGGTATAGTTCCTATCGATACTCGTAAACAAGATGTAGATGAGCTTGTAACGTATCAAGAACGTATGCCTTGGGATCAACTTCGTCAACAACTTGCAAAAACAGGTATTCGTAATTCAACTATAATGGCTCTTATGCCATCAGAAACTTCGGCTCAAATTGCAAATGCTACCAACGGTATTGAGCCTCCACGCTCTTTTGTTTCTATTAAACAGTCAAAAGACGGAGTTCTTAAACAAGTAGTTCCAGGTATTCATAAACTGCGTGGTAAGTATAATCTTCTTTGGGATCAGCGCTCGCCAGAAGGTTACTTAAAGATTTGTGCTATTTTACAAAAGTATATTGATCAAGGTATTTCAGTAAATACTTCTTATAACCCAACATTTTATGAAGATGAGAAGATTCCAATGAGTATAATGATTCAGCATCTTCTGATGTTCTATAAGTATGGTGGTAAACAACTCTACTACTTTAATACCTTTGATGGACAAGGTGAAATTGATATTAATAAATTTGATGAAACACAAGCAGATGATCTTCCAGAACTAGATGATGAAGCTAACTGTGAATCGTGTGTACTATAGGTGAAGCAATGACTGTATTAAACAAAACAACAACTAATCATACAACAGCTAAAATGTTCTTTGATGAACCTCTTGGTATGCAAAGATTTGATACCCTTAAGTATCGTGCATTTGATAAGCTGACAGATAAACAACTTGGCTTTTTTTGGAGACCAGAAGAAGTAGATATTTTGCGTGATGCGGCTGATTTTAAAAATCTAACACCGCATGAACAACATATTTTTACATCTAATCTAAAAAGACAAATCGTATTAGACTCTGTACAAGGTCGTGCTCCGGCAGAATCATTTGGTTCAATTGTTGGACTTCCAGAACTTGAAAACTGGATTATTACTTGGACTTTCTCAGAAACTATCCATTCTCGGTCGTATACACATATCATTCGCAATATCTATGCTAATCCGTCAAAAGTATTTGATGAAATGATGGATATTAGTGAAATTGTAGATTGTGCTGACTCAATCTCTAAACACTATGATGAGTTGATTGAAATGACTAAATGGTATCAACTGCTTGGTGAAGGTACTCATAAAATTAACGGCAAACAAATAAACGTAAATCTTTACGAACTTAAAAAATTACTCTATTTATGTATTGCTAGTGTTAATATTCTTGAAGGTGTTCGCTTCTATGTATCTTTTGCTTGTTCTTGGGCTTTTGCGGAACTGAAAAAGATGGAAGGTAATGCTAAGATTATTAAGCTAATTGCTCGTGATGAAAATGTCCATCTCGGATCTACCCAACAGATTCTAAAACTTCTTCCACAAGACGATCCAGACTTTATTAAAATTGCAAAAGAATGTGAAGAAGAAGTTGTTCAAATGTTTGTAGAAGCTGTAGACCAAGAAAAGGAATGGGCACAATATCTATTCAAAGATGGATCAATGATTGGTCTTAATGCAAAGCTTTTAGAAGACTATATTGAGTGGATTGCAAATAAGCGTATGACAGCTATCGGTATTGATAGCCCCTATAAAGTTCCGCGTGCTAATCCTCTTCCATGGACGCAAAAATGGATTTCAGGTGCAGAAGTACAAGTAGCTCCACAAGAAACAGAAATCTCCAGTTATGTAATTGGGGGAACAAAACAAGACGTATCAAAAGATACATTTAAAGGTTTTTCTCTATGATTGATTTTGAAAAATACAAAGAATTTGTTAAAGAAGTGACATCTGATGCTTCTAACCACCGTCATGATATGAATGGTAGAATGGTTGAGATTGAAAACGAGTATGGTATTAATCCAAGTTTACTTTTAACTGCAGCTATTGGTCTTTCTTCAGAAAGTGGTGAGTTTATTGAAATAGTAAAAAAAGCAGTATTTCAAGGTAAGCCTCTTGATAAAGATGTACAGTTTCATCTTAAACGTGAGCTTGGAGATATTATGTGGTATGTTGCTAATGCTTGTAGAACCCTTGACCTTACTCTTGATGATATCATCTCTGAAAATGTTGAGAAACTAAAATCACGTTATCCACATGGTGAGTTTAATGTTCACTATTCAGAAAATAGAAAAGAAGGTGATTTGTAGTGAAAATAGCTATAACTGGTACTACTAAAGGTATAGGTAAAGCAATTAAGAAACAATTACTTTTAAAAGATTATAAGGTAAAAGATATAAATAGAAGTGATTACGATTTAAGTAACTTTAATAATATTATAGATATTGATTTAACGGGGTGTGATGTATTAATAAATAACGCTGGACATGACATTGGGATGGGTAATAACTATAAAACTATGAAAAAAGAAGATATAATTAATCAGGTAAATGTAAATTTATTATCGCCCATGCTTCTTACTCATTCTTTTGTTCAGCAAAATAAATCTGGCACAGTAATAAATATTACAAGTGGCAGTATTAATGATTTAAAAGAAAACATGGTAACTTATTATACTACGAAAAGTGCTTTATCTTGTTTTACTAAAGCAATTAATATTGATTTAAAAGATAAATTTAGATTTGTAGAAGTAATTCCAAGAAGAGTTAAAACTAATTTTTTTGAAACAAGTAATGCAACTCATTTAAAAACTTCTCAATACCTAATTAAAGCAAAAGAAGTTGCCAAAGTTATTTTATATATTATAGATAATCCATTGATTACTAATATTACCATAAAAGATCATAGGAGATAAAAATGAAAATAATTGTATGGAGTCGCGATCTATGTGTATACTGTGATATGGCAAAAAGAGAACTTGGAAAACGCGGCATCGAGTTCGAAGAACGTAAAATTGGAGACGGCTGGACTAAAGAACAACTTATAAAAGAAATACCCAATGCTCGTACAATTCCACAAATAGTTATTGATGGAAAAGTAATCGGAGGCTATACTGAACTTATGAAGTCGGGAGTACTCGACACACTTTAAAAGGAGAAGTAGCGCTTGGCTAACGGAAATGGAAAACCCCTCAAAAAAGTCAGAATTGACGATCTATTAACATTCAAACCTATTACACATAATCAAGAAAAAACATACAAAGCCTATAAAGAAGGCAATCACCTTTTACTTCACGGAATAGCAGGAACTGGTAAAACTTTTTTATCTTTATACTTGGCACTCGAAGAAGTGCTTGACCCTTCAACAGTATATGATGATATATTAATCGTTCGTTCTGTTGTCTCTACAAGAGATATGGGTTTTTTGCCTGGTGATGAACAAGAAAAAGTTTCTATTTACGAAGCTCCTTACAGGTCTATCTGTCGGGAGCTTTTCGGTATTAGAGACGCTTATGATTCTCTTAAACAACAGCAAAATGTTAAATTTATGAGTACTTCATTTATCAGAGGCATAACAATAAATAACGCTGTAGTGATTGTGGAT